GCTTTGTGCCTACTTCCATTTCTTGTAAATCTCCACGAGACATTTGAACTCTCCGTCTAATCGTTGTAGATATTGAAAATCTATACTTATTTATAAATTATAGATTTGATAAGAAGTTTTGGAAAATTTCCAACTTCTTCTCATCTAATTGTTTTTGATCAACAAACTTATTTATAGTTTCTTGAGTCTCTTCGATGACTTCAGCCACCTTCTCCTCTGGGGTCATGACAGCTACAGCAGGTTCAGATGTTTCTTCTTGCATTGCTACAGTGCTTTGAGCCTTGAGAATACCAGCGTCCCAAATCCATTCGACTCCTTCCATGATGCCATTGACAAAAGCGTCAGGGGCGGAAGGATCTGCTACGATGTCCGCAGCAGTGGCGAGCATAAAGTCCTCACCAACAACTTTATATCCTTCGTTTGTAGTACGAAGACTTCCCATACCTCTAGAAGATACTCCAAGAGTAACGCCTTCATCGATTAATGATTTAGCGATAATACCCATTGGGGTGTCTAGAAGTTTTGCCTTACCTACAAAATTAGTACCTTCTCTTACAAGAGATGTAATCTTGTGGGAAACTCTATCCAGATTAACAGTTGGACCATCGGGATGGCCAAGTTCACCTAATGCACGACCTTTAGATACAAAAGACTCTGTATATCTGCCGACTTCTCTTTCGAGAATTTCGACTGGATACATACGTCCATTTCTGTTCTTTAGATTTCCTTGAAGGAAAATGCCTTCAATGAACATGTTTTTCTTGCCGTCTTCTAATTTTTCGACAAGAACTTTACACTGTTCGATTTCTTCTGTAATGAGTTTCATTTTAATTAGGCAACAGCGGGTTCTACTTCTTCCTCATCACTAGGGGCTACTTCCGTTTCGGCAGTAGTTTCAACATCCGTCTCATCTTCAGATGATACTTCATCTCCAACTTCTACTTCAGACTCAGCTTCTGGAGCTGTTTCATCAGTTTCTGTCTCAGCAGATTCGTCATCTAGATATGGATTTGGTCCTCCAAACATAGATGCAGTCACAGCTGGACGAACGGAATTGATATTCTCTGCACTCTTAGCATAAAGAATATCTTTGATCTTAGCATGAATATCCGTTGGAGATTCATTACTAACAATCGCATCAATTAAGTCATCCATAACAGGTTAATATAGTACTAGGACTGAAATTATTTATATCTCTCCGCCTTTGGGTTGTTCTCCACCACCAAGGGCACCGCCCTCAACTCCTGGATCCATAGGCATTTCGGGGTTAAGAGCTCCACCAGGTTGTTGTTCAGGGTGGATACCCATCTCAAGAGATTGCATTTCCATTGGGTCCATAATTTTGCCATCTTTAATCTCCTTCTGCATTTGTTTATCGATTTCGATAATCTCTTCATCCTTCTGTTTCAGGATATTTCTCCTCACATAATCCAAGGAGAAGTACTTACCTACATATGGATCAACAGCAGCAACAACTGCCAGTCTTTCATTTAGTAGTTCAGTATCCTTCAGTTCTGCAAAGTGATTATCATAGACAAAATCATATTGAATATGATCTTCTAAGATCTCCCAATCTTCTGGTGTAACAATGTTTTTGAGAATCAATTGAGTTTTCAGCATGTCATTAAAGACACCTGAGAATCTCTTTCTCATTCTTCCTACAAACTTAGTAAACTTAATTTCGTCTCTAAGAATTTCGGAAGAACGCCCGAGATTGAATCCCTCACCAGAACCAGCAATACGAGATTCGGGAACACCCAAAGATCTGTAAAGTTTTTTCTGGAAGTATTCAATATCAGATAGTTCACCTAGGTTTTGTCCGCCAGGTAGAGTAGTAATTTCAGTTCCGCGACCACCTTCACGACGAGGAAGCCAGAAATCTTCTAGCATACTCATGTGTTTTCTATCGTCACGAATCTCACCAGTACCAGCATCGTAAACTAACTTGTTACGATAACGGCTCATGACCTCTTTGAGGTATTGTTCTGCCTTTACCTTAGGAAGATTACCAACATCAATGTAGAAAATTCTTCTTTCTGGAGCACGGGATAATCTGTAGATAACTAGACTATCTTCAATCATGCGAAGTTGATTGAGTGCTTTGATAGACTTGTGCAAGTACGAAAGAATCGTTTGCTTATTTCTATCAACCAAACCAGAGTGGCAGAATGTGATTGAATCTTTTGCAATCTTTACGGGTTTTCCAGACTTACCGAAAGGTTGACCAATGGCACCAATAGTATTTTTCTTCTGAGAATTTCCTGGTTCGTAAACGTAGTACTCTTCAATCTGTGGATTTTCTGTGAGTTCTGGACGTTCACTATTTTGAATTCTGTTGACAGTTCCTTGAAGGGTTTTATCTTCCTTCATTTTCCTGACATACTTGATCTTCATTGGGTCAATATATCTGACCTCTTTTAGACCATCAGAAGGATTATTAGTATCAATTACCTTATGGTAAAAGATGCGGCCATCAACATACCAATTACGCAAAATCTCATGACACTTCTTATCGAAGTTCATGAGTTCTTTAACCGCTTTGAATTCTTCTCTAATAAGTTCTTTCAACTTATCAGACCCAGGCAGATTCTCTAGATCAATCTGAACAGGAGAATCATTCTGATCCGAAACAATTGCTTCGTTAATAATATCCTCAATAGCATTATCCACCTCTGGGTGTAATGCCATTTCACGATATCTTTTGATTAGATCGTATTCAGATTTGTAAACACCATCGATGTCTACATACTGCCCATAAAAGCCACTAGATACATAATAATCCGACGAATCCTCGTCGGACCTAGGTACAGGAGAGACGACCCCCTTTGCAGAAGAGTCGTCTTTCTGTATTTTAAAACCAAATAATTTAGCCATTCTATCAATAAAACTGGGCTATTCCCAGTTATTTATGATAGATCAGGATCCTTGGGAATCAGGAGTATCGATTGGCTCCTCATCCGTTGCGAATAGATTCTCGTTCTTATCGTCGTAGGCATCCCACCATTGAACCTGTAAATCTACAGTAAACTCTTCAATAGTATCTGAAGAATCGTAAGAAAGTTCAATAGCACTTACGTTTGTAGGGAATACGCCATGGAAGACATACTTCTTAAGTACAGGAACATTCTCACTTGGTTTAGGAAGACCACTCTTGATATCATTGGAGAAACCATTGGTTGAAGCCAATGTGTTTCTACCCAACTGATAAACAAAAGCATCTTTCTGGTACTGAGATGGGTTGATGAAACCAGTAGCATTGTCATGCTTGTTGATTCCATTCATCCATTGCTCGAAAGCATTTCTCAGGTTGAATGAGATGTCATTGATGACGGTAATTGTCCATACATCGAATGTTCTGTCACCAGCAATCTTAAGATTTCTACCTCTAAAAGGAACGTCGATAACGTTGATGTTGGAGGCAGGTAGAGCTGCCGCTTTAACCATGAATCTTGATCTATCAAGTTCAGCGGTTCCCAAGTCAATGAAACTTGGGAAAGCAAGTTCTACCTCAAACAGATTGGGTCTAGCAGCGCCACCAATGAGTTTTGCTTTGAAATCCTCAATGGTGCGATCCTTAATTTTTGGCGGATTGAATGATTGACTAGCCATTTTGGGTTAACCTCTTCGTTGAGTATTTATTTAAAATCAAGCAGCACCAATGACTTCATCAAAACTGATGCCAGTCCTAGTTGCAACAAATGTGAGACCGATGAAGTTAATGGATCTTGCAGGTTTGACGAAGATATCCGCCTTGAATTGGTTGGAATCAACAACGTTTGGTGTGTTGTTAGACTCGTCACAGATAACTACAAAATCAGTAATACCTCTCTTGGCCTTAACATCACGAAGATATGGTTCAACAATGTTCAAGAAGTTTGTTCTTGTTAGAACATCGTTAAACTCAAAGAGTTGAGCTCTTGCAGCTCTCTCGATTGTGGCCTCAATAGTGAGGAACAAACGACGAACGTTGATTCTATCGAAAGCAGAAGCTTCCTTAAGTGCGGTCTTGTCACCATATAGAATCATTCCAGCACCAGCAGAGAAGATAACAGGGTTAATTCTCTTAGGATAGAGTAGATCTCTTTGTGCCTGAGAAGGATTGTATGCAAGTTTAATTGCATTATTGATCACACCTCTTTGTGATCCAGCAGGAGAGAACCATGGATAGGCATTGAGTGATGTCCTTGCCATGAGTCCAGCCACGTCACCATTCAGAGGAATATATCTGAAGGTGTTGTTGAATCTATCGAAGGTGTACTTATAACCAGAGTCAAATACTGCATAAGAAGAGGAGGACAGACTATCATAGAAGTTAATAATGTTAGAAGTCTGAGTGTCAGAATTGGTTAGTCCAACAACTCCTGATCTGTAAGGAGAGATGCAAGCAACACAATCCTTACGAGTATTAGCGATAGAGATTAGTTTATTAGCCTTTGCCTGAGATTCGTAGATGGAAGAACCACCAGAAGGACCTTGAAGCAGATAGTTAACACTGTACTCGGCAGGATTGTCGAATACTGTGTAGGAACTAATGATGTCAGCAAGTGTTGTCTCCATTCTTCCTGCTTCTGGACCGTAGTCGCGAGCAGACTCAAGAGACATGACCTTAGGACCAGCACCGTTGAAGGTGACACCCTGAGCATTCTTACCCCAAGTACCAGTAGCATCAACTGAATATCCAGAAGGAGTTGCAAACTTAAGTCCAACACCTGTCTGTGCAGCACCGACATAGAAGTAGTCGGAGAAATTGGATACGTAGTTCTTGTAGTTGATGTCTGTTGCAGGAGACATCTTAGCGTCAGCAGCCTTAGAAAGGTTGGTCCACTTCTCAACAAGGTTACCAGCAGTTCCAGTTACAGAACCAGTGTCATCAACAACAGCGATGTGAATTTCATCGTGTCTGGAATTTCTATCCTTAGCATACTGTGAAGTACCTGGTCTAGAAGCGAGGTTCTTCCAATAAATTGTAGAGTTCTCTAATCCTAGAGTCTGATGATTATACCAGTCAGTTGCGGTATTGCCTTTTCTAGCCGTTAGACCAGAACCAATACCCGACATAACAATAAATGTCGTGTTAGCGAAAGCAACAGTGGAAGCAGTGTCCATAACAATGTTATCGACTACGGTTGTGAAACCGATTGCATTTCCAATGTATGTTCCGTTTTCGGATCTAATTTGATCTCCGTACCAAATCTTAGTACTGTCTAGATCAGTTCCCATTGGGATTAGGGTGGAACCAATACCAACACTAGTTACGGTGAAACGAGTTCTTTCAACTCTCTGTTCAGCACCAGCAGTGTCATAGATTCTATAACGGTTAGCGTGGTTTCCAGGTGTACCACCTGTGTGACCACCAGTGTTATCGAAGAGTCCTTCGTCGTAACCTAAGAAAGCGTTTGTACTAGAACCTTCCTCATAGTCAAGTTTAGACCACTTATCATTAGTGATGCTATACTTGTCTGTAAGTTTTACGTCAACATAAGATGGACCGATGTTAGTGATAACACCTTTAATGTATCCAGTCTCAATTCCGACTGTTCCATCTGTTCCTGCAACACTTGTGGAGAAACCAGCAGTAATTGCATAACCGACATTCAGACCGAATGTACCGATTGCAAGTCTCTGGTCTGCCATCGCATCGATGGTGCAGATCTTAAGTCCGTTGGCCCATGTACCAGGGTTTCTGGCAGCAAAGTTCCAATCGGCATCTGTTGTATGATTGTTGTAGTAGTCTTCGGAAGAAGTAATGGATAGGTTTGTTAAAGCAACGCCGACAGAAGCCTCGACAGCGTTTGCATTTGACAACTCTTTGTGATTAGTTCTAATTACTCTTAGTACTCCACCATAGGAGAGATAAGACGAGGCGGTCATCCAGTATTCAAACTGGCCGTCCTGCGAACTTGGTTCTCCGAATGTTTGGAGTAAATCTTGTTCAGTTTCGATTAGAATAGGAACGTCAACTGGACCTTTAGCAAAAGGACCAGCGATAGCGCCTACCTGATCATTTACATCATCAATTCTTCCGATTGTAAGATCAACTTCTTTGACCTTTACGCCTGGTGATACTAGGTTTAACGACATGTTAGGACCCCTTTGAAGAATTTCAGCTTTTCCCTATTCATATTTAGGAAATAGCATTCTTGACTGGGGAAACAATGCATGAACCCTCTACCAGTCTGGATATATGTCTTCCTTATTATTCCTTCTTTTAGTCTTTACCCTCGTTTTAGTACACTCTTTACATTCATATGAGTACGACGACGGGATATCACCTCTACTTTTTCTTATTAGATAAAATCCATCAATCAAGTCTTTAACTTTGCCACATGTTCTACACTTTCTCTCATGAAGAACTAGGTGACCAAATTCAAACTCTTCATCAATATTCATTATTTCTCAGCAGCGTATAATGCAAATGTTGATGTTGTGATAACAGTCATCATATTAGCAATGTGTTGTTTCACATCCGAATCACATGGTTTAGCTCCAGGAAGGAAACATCCAAATATAGTTGCTCCTACTATTCCTAACTGGAATAATATTACAACCCGTATAAGGTTTATGACTTTACCCTTTGTGTCCATCACAAATAATCCCACATGTAAGCACGATCTCCGTACTCATCTAGATGCCACCTATCTCCATCTTTATCGACAAATGATGTTTCATCAGTAATACCATCACTCAAGAATCCAAAAGGAGCCATGTCTTGTTCTATTTGATTCTTTTGTTCTTCATATAATCTCTTTCTGACATCTTGATCAGTCATTTCTCTGAAGTAGTCCTGTTGAACTAACCAAGCAAAGATAACCAAACACATTGCAAGGTCATCATTACAACCTTCTTCTGCCTCAAACGACTGGTTCTTTTGAATGAACGTTGTCAATTCTGCAATAACATCATAGTCATTGATGAGAAGTTTATCTGCCTCAATCAATGCCTTTAAGTTCAATGCACCAATCTTCTTGACAGTCTTAGACATCTTGACACCCAACTGTGTCCTATTGCCAGAGAAACCTGTACCCAAAACTTGTCCTGCTCTTCCTCTCATGGAAGTCATCAACATGTTTTCATATTCCAAATCATACTGTAGAATGGCAGCAACTTGATCTCCAATATCATTCACCTCACAAAGAATGTATGAATTGTTATATGCTTTTGCAAATTCTAAAATTACATTAGGAAACAATAATGGTTTAATTTGATTGTTCCTATACTTTGCAACCATTTTATATGGTAAAGTAGTAGTATCAAAAACACAGAAAGCTGAGTAGTCTTTTTCTACTCCTCTAGCAACGTCAACCGTAAGAATATAATCATGGTCTTCCTTTGGGTTCTCATATATCTCTCCTCCTCTTGGTCCCTTTCCACATGGTTCATCATATGCCATGGACTTCAACTTGGATGGCGCGATCAAAGTATCGACAGATCCAAGGAACTCACACTCAAACTCAACTCGGAATTGAGCTTCGGAAGTATTCTTAATAGTCTGTTCTTTCCAAGCCTCATCACGACCAGGAACCTCAGACCAATGCACGTCCGTAGTGACGTATTCATTTCTAGCCAATTCGGCATCATGCCACAATCGGTAGAAATGATTCATACCTTTGGGGGTAGAAACAATAACTACCTTAGTAGATTTACCAGATGAAATAGTAGGATATACTGAACTAAAGAAGTCGTCTGCAATATGGTTGGGAATGAACGCAAATTCGTCCAAGAAGATGATGTTGAATGACATACCTCGGACAGCAGAAGCAGATGTAGATGCCGCAAGGATCTTCGATTTATTTTCTAGTTCCATGGAACCTTTGTTCCAAGCAACAATACCCTGTTGCATCCAAGTGGGTAGTGCTTCATAAGCCGTTTGCAATCTACCTAATAGTTCTCTTGCAGTTTGTGCTTTGTTTGCAAGAATACCTACGGTCACACTATCGTTGAAGATTGCATAGTGTAGAAGATAAGACACAACAGTAGTTGACTTTCCAGACTGTCGTGGCATCTTACAGATATTAAATCTGTTGTTGTGGAAGTTGTTGATCAACTTCTCCTGAAATGGATACATGTCAAAAGGGACTAGACCCTCATCCAAGTTGATGATCTTTACATAATTTCTGGCAAAATAAACTGGATCACCCTTACACTTAATGAACTCAGCTACCTGTTCTTTGGTAAAGTTGATCGGGGTATTAGCTTTTTTTAGATTGGGATTACCAAGATATACGTCACTAGTTGCCATATTTAAGGTTCAATCATTAACAATGGTTTAGTTGGATCTTTCTCCGTAGGCATATAGTAGATAACTTTACTGCCTGGATATACTTTTTCTAACTCTGCTTGAACATCTCTCTTTAGAGGTCTTCTCTTCTGTGGGAAGAACATTTGAATAAATTTAGTCTGCCCTCTGAAAATAAACGTAATAGAATACGTACTTCCATACTGAGCAATTCTTCTATATGCTTCTTTTAGGGCTTTGTAAGACTTCATGTTCGACCTTTTTAATTATTTAGATTCGTTTTGTTGTTGCTTTAACATCTTCTGCAACTCTGCTGTACTACCAACAAACAGAGCATTGTTAGTTACATGAGAAGGACCTTTGGACTTTTCTTCGTCAATTTCTTTTACTTTTTTCTGCAAGTCCATCAATTTGTCTGCGGTGTCAGCAACGTGTTTAATTAACTGACCAGCAACTTCATATGATCTAGCAGACTCGGATTCTTGTGCAACTTCTAGAATACCATCAACAGCCTCTTGTCCCTTTTCAATTAGAGAATAGAGTTGAGATCTTGTATACTCGTAGTCTTTTTGGATCTCATCCCCATCATTCTTCTTTAGAGTTGTGCGAGTTGGTTTAGATTCCTTTTTCTTTACAGGAACAACTTCAGCTTCAACTTCTAGTGAACTGTCAATAGCATCAAATTCATCTTTCATTAACCAATCTCCCTAGCGCCAGAGTCAACATTGGTACTGTTACTATAGACATCACCTTGACTATCAAAAAATTCTCTGGTTTCACTGAATCCAAAGTCATCACCCTCTACAATCTGTTCAGTATCTTGAACATTGATTGCAGAAATACGAACGTTCAAATCATGATTCTCAATCATAGTGCTGAACTGTCCTCTTAATACGTGCAACCTATCACCAGTAATTTTGGTGATTCTCATAACTTCACCATCAATTTGGATGAAGTCATCTCTCTTAAATGGAGCTGCACTATTGACAGAGAACTCGGTATGTCTTGTATCGATTTCTTGATTAGTTCTAGCAGTATCATCTTGCGTAACATCTCTAACCGCAACAGGTGTTACACTATATCTCATTTGTCTAGAACCTGTCTTGATGTTAGAAGTATCACTGTAAAGATCAGCCTTAACTTCTTTAATAAGTCCTGTCTGTTGATCGACTGGACCAAACATGTACGTCTTACAAGTGAAGTTTAGTGTATAGATTAATGCTCGTCTAGTTAGAAAATCTGCTTCATAGTTATCATCCATACTGATACTCTCTAGAGTAATTGGCATATCTCTTTTCTCGCCAATCGTAGATACTAGATCAATCGTCAGATTGAATGCTGGTTGGAAATATGGTAGGATCTGTTCAAGAATTTGAATAGCATCCTCGTTTAATTTTGAAAGGATACTAAGTTGAAAATTAATATTATAAGGGACTGGCATAAATCCCTTGATTAGTTTATTGGTTTCTTTATTGACTGCTTTGAAAGTCTGCATAGTGGAGACTTTTCTGGAAGCATCATAGTTCATTCCAATCATCTCAAAAGACATACGAGGCAAAGTAATTGCCCTCGCAGGTCCATCAACAAGATCTCTATTCTGTTCTAGTCTTGCTAGAAACTTTTGTTGTGGACCATATGAGATTGGAACTTTAACAACACTATGAATATCACCCGATCTATCAGTGTGTCGGATTTCAATTCCATTAAATAACGTTCCGAAAGCAACAATAGTCTTTCGTATAATTTCGTGATAAAAATGACTACTTAACATGACGATCCCAAGTTATACAAGTATTTAGACTTCACCAAAAGGATTTCTTTCGGAGAAATCTACGATAAGATCTGCTTCCAACTCAATTTCATCGTTGGATGCGAATGGAATATTAGATACGGTTGTTTCTACGTTAGCTACTCTGTAACTTGCACCAGCACCTACAATGGCTTCATTTACTGCAAATTCGCCATTAGGTAGAGAAACTTCAAGGATTCTATTAAGAGAATCCCAAGAAGTAACATAAGCACTAGTACCAGTCGAGACTCCTCTGACGAGTTCATTTAGAACAAAATCTCCGTAGACGGTTGCTTCGACCTCTCCGATATCAATAGTTGGTGTGAAGGTATAACCAGCACCAGCATTACTGTATCTGATTGAAACAACTGTTAGTCCTGTACCAACAACTGCTTCGGCTTTAGCATTACGAATATTAGAAGAAATACCTACAGAAGATGGAATGAAAGTAGATGTAATTCCTACTGTAGGAGTAAATGTATATCCACGACCACCAGTAGTGATTGCAACTGGACCCAATACTCTTTCCGAAATAATAGCAGTTGCAATACCTGGAGATACTGGGGTTCCACCACTCAAAGTAATAATAGGTGGTTCAGTATATCCAAAACCTGGATTAGTCAATAGAATTCTATCGATAGCCTGGTTTGGAATACCAGTTCTGGAAGTCATAATTGCAACAGCAGTTGCTTGTTCACCTAATTCTGGTTCATCTATGGTCAGTAGAGGTATGGATGCGTATCCATTACCTGGATGTTCAATTGTGACTGTATAAACTTCCCTACTAGTATTTAACCCAACAGTCACGATTGGATACTCATTATCAAGATTATTAACAAAAGATGAAACAGTTCCAGACTGAGTATCCAGTTCTTGTTCAGCCTCTGTTGTAGGAACAAGGGTTTCACTCACACTACTGAAAGCATTGTCACCTGTTTGATTTAAAGTAATGTGATCAATATTACCGACAAATCCTCTAGTAATAGTAGGAGATTTTCCTTGACCTCCAGCATCAGATCCCAACTTAATATCATCATTGGTGAATACCATGGTTGGGTCAGCTGTACCCAAAGTATTACTTACATTACCGTTAACACATACTTTAGCTTCTTGATTTAGAACTTCAACTCTAATAAAGTTCCAAGCATTTAAATTTAATGTAGATGTATTTTCAATAGATCCAGATCCAGATGCAAAGACTACGTTACCTGTCTCTCTATGGTACAACTTAAATTTATCAGTCCATGCAATAACTCCACCAAAATTAGGATCTGGATCAAACTTATTTGGCCAGAACCATAGACTGAATACTAGTCTACCATCCTCAGTAACTCTAGCATTGATATCTGAAGTTGCTTTGATATTTGCATTTGTTACATCATTGTAACTAGTATGTTCTAGACCATTATTACCGAACTTAATTTGTGATGAAGCTGGTTTGTTTGGAGGCGTGAACTGTATAGTTGGAATTTGAATATAGTTATTACCACCGAATGTAATATCTACTTTCTCTACAGTTCCATTGACGAGACTAGTTACTATACCAGTTGCTCTCTCACCTCTCTTTGGTTTAGCAACTCTTACACTTGGAGTTCCTTTATAGTTTCCATCATCAAACATCTGAATATACTGTACAGACTTAGTACCAAAAATAGTACTTGCATATCCAATAGTTGCAAGGGCATTATCAACGGTGTCTTTATGGAACTGAATAGTTACCTGTTGACCACCAGCAGCAATACCATCCTTAATTTCCTCACCATTAACATCGGTAAGATTACTAGGAAGATCGATTCTCTCATCTTCATATTCAAAGATCTCACATCTAAGTTCATACATGTAGAGATCATTTAACTGATAGAAAGGAACCTTCCTTTCGACATACTTGATCTCAAATAGAGCATCATCAAGTGGTAAGAAAATAAGATCACCTTCCTGTGGAGTGGTTGCAACCTTGATTTCTTCCTTTGGCCATAACTTAAGTTTGGGAGAAATGAAGTCATCATATCTCTCTTTAGAGATAACCAGGGTAACCTCATCAGTCGCTCGGACACCAAACTTTGTTAGAACATCCGATGGTGTTCCAAATCCATCAAAGTTTGATAAGTAGGCTTCGATTCTAAAACTATCATCAAACCTAGAAGCAGTGATCTCTTTAATCACTGTTTGTTCATTGACAATCCTTCTAGGAAGGTACAGAATATCCTGTCCAAAATTCCTAAGATGCTCATTCACCAAGTCTTGAATCAGTCTTTGTTCACTTGGTGATCCGTGTAAAAAGAATGGTGTTAATGGCATTATCCTATCATGTCTAGGGGTGGCATCGCATACTCAGTCATCAAGACCTGTTCTAAGATCTCAATATCTCTCACCGCATCGTCAAAGAGTTGTCTTCCATTCATCTCCAATCCGCCAGGAAGTTTTACTCCTTGGAACTTAATTAAGTTCTGTCCCCACTGTCTCTTAATTAAAGCAGTAACGTATCTCTTCAACCAAGAATCATTGTATACGGAAGTTGCACTCTCGGGGTCTACTTCTCTGTAACAATCAATAACTAGGTAGTGATTGCTACCGATACCATTTAGATCAATATCTAGATATAGTCTTCTATTTTTCTTGTTAAATCTTATTTGGGTATCTGGATTGATCAAGAAGTCTAGAGTTTCTAGGTACGACTTGACCATACCGTAGTTCAGTAAATCGATCGCTCCGTAGTAGTATAAATCATTAAGGAACAGTTGATATTTAATGTTGAACAGTCCGTCAGAGATTGATGACGAATCAGCTTTAAATACCTTATTAACACCTATAATACTATCAGGTAGTGGAAGATAATTTGCACCCTCTTCATACTCCATCATGGCAATACCACCATGAGAACTGGATCCTGTAGTGGTAGAAGCAATACCAGCTAACACATCCTTCTCAGATTGTATTAACTTGTGCTTTAAAAAGACTCTATCTATTCCCTCGCCATGTCTTTCGTGGTAGAATTGGATGGCATCATCGATGAGATCCTCGATTTGATCATCATCGACGTTAATTTCCAATACTGGCTTTCCGAGTTTCCTAAGAGCATACTCTTTCAACTCGTCTCTGCTGGAAGGTTTAGCCATTCCTACATTCATAAGTTTCTCCGAAGTATTTAGGTTACATGAAAAAGTACTTTATTAATGAACAAGAAACCTTTGCAGTCAATGAAGA